ACAGGACACGCTATAACTCGTCGCTCCACACCGTAACGACGAGTGACCTCCTCCGCAAAATCCCATGTTGTAGCCCCGCCTGTCAGCATGATTTCGTCAAATACATATAACGTGTCCGCATCCTTTACTGCACAAATGCCAGACATGGGATCTACGTTAAAATCAACGCCCAATAACAACGGTTGAATTGATATATCCCTTGCATCTGTTGAAATGTTGTCGTCCGAAAAGCTGATCGCAACCAAACCAGTTAAATTCTCGAAACTTGCCTCAAACTCTTGCCGAAATGTCCGAGAATCTAACTGGGCGCGGGCTGCTTCAACCTCATGAGCGCTAACATTACCGCCTTCAATCGTTGTATAGCTCCATCGCTGCCATCCGCCTGTCTCGTCTTCCGGCACATAACACCACAAGTCATAAAACCAGCTAGCCGTACCGTCAGGCGTTGAAATGAATAATGCCCACCCCTCTTTGTCCGCTAAAGCAGGTCGTATTACCTCGAACCATACCTCTGCATCCATAAATGCTGCCTCGTCAAGCACCACTCCAGATAAACTGCGGCCCCGCAATGCCATCGCGTTCTCTGTACCCTTCAATTCGATCGTTGAACCGTTAATTAGCTCAATCCTTAGGTCCGTCTCGTTCTTAGACTTGATCCATACCTTTGGTACAAGCTTTTTTAATGCTCTCCACGCGATGTCCTTCGCCATTCGATACGTCGGAGCACAATAAAAAAATGTCTCCCCTGGCCTGTTGATCGCTCCACGCAACAACTCCACGCATGACAAGTACGATTTCCCAAATCGACGCCCCGCTACCAATACTCGGAAGCGCTTTTCGCTCGAAAATACTTGGCCCTGTGCCCATCTCAGGCTTACAGGTGCTGTTTTTTGACTCATGCCTATCACATTACACGCTTTTTCAACCCCTACCCCCCTCCCGACGTGCCAAAATGACCCCCATACCGTTAATATCGTAAAAAAGGTCGATTTGATGGCTGACACTGACCGCACCACACAAATTAGGCAAGATCGCATCCGGAGGCTCTATCGCCGTCAACTCGATGGCCTCTCCGCTAGAGCACTCGTTTACGATCACGCCGAAAAAGAACAGTGCTCTGTTCAAACCGCTTGGCGGGATTGGGCTGAAGTTAAACAGCTCGTTGATGAAGACTGGCAGGCTGATCGCGAAAATATGCTAGCTCGCCTCCAGCACATGCGTACTAAACTCTTCCATCAAGCCCTCAAGAAAGGCCAGCTCCAAACCGCCAGCCAAGTCCTTGACTCCATCGGACGTGTCATCGGTGAATCCGTTGAAACCGTCAATATCCAAGCCCCTGACCTGAAAATCTCTATCGAAAATAAAGACGACTAGCCTCAGCGCTCCAATAAATCCAAACCCTGCCCCCGCCTATAGGGGGCTTTTTTATTACACGAATGCTGTTGAACAGATATATGTTTAGGTTCCGGGGGTGTCGCTAGTGCGGTTGAAATTTTGCAACGGTGCCCCCGGTCGGGGGCGGCTGGGTTCTTTTGTTTTTTTCTTGTAATATCGGAAGAAGTTTGCTAGGATGCAAGACAAGAGAGGGAAGGGGCGAAACGGCTCCCGCTCTGCTTTGAACCTTGAAAACTGAAAACCGCTGAGAGTGTTACGCGCCAAACGGCATAGCCTCCGGGCGACTGTCATTAGGTGCAACATGTCATCCGACAATTTTGACGGGCGACGGGGACGCTCTCAGCGAGACCAACGAACCAACCCCATCCAACTTCATCATGAGATCATTTTGTGAGCTATTGGCGGCTGTTGTAGCTGCCGGATCGTTCGGTGCTGCTGTCGCATTAACTGCGGCAACGGAACCGGATTCGTTCCATCATCACAGCGGCGCACAACCTTACGTGAGGGTGATTCGATGACTGTTTCTGAATCATTGTTTCACCTTTCGCGGGTCTCGTCTAATAAAAAGACGGGGCCAATTGCAGTTACGACCACATCAAAAAATAGTTGTCCGAAAGACTGCGGAATGCGTAAGGTTTGTTATGCGGCATCGGGTCCGCTTAATCTTCACTGGAATGCCGTTTCAAGCGGTCAACGTTCCAGGGGATGGCGGGATCATTTGGATGATCTTTCTACTTTGCCAGTTGGTTCAGCGTTACGGTTGAACCAAGCTGGTGACTTAGTGGCGGGGATGTCCGGTCGGTTGTCTCGAGCTTTTCTTAATGGCCTTGTGTCTGTTGTGAAAGCTCGCAGGCTGCAGGCTTGGACGTATACGCACCATGATCACATGATCGGCGAGAATGCCAAACTGCTGAGGCGTGCTAATCGCGAGGGTTTGCGGATCAATGTTTCAACGGAAACGGAAGAATCTGCAGACCGTGCGATAGCTGCAGGCCTTCCGGCTGTATTGGCTGTTTCAAGCCATGAAAGTCGAACGGTTTGGCGAACAGCAGACCAAAATCTAGTTAAGGTTTGCCCTGCTCAGATTCGGGACACTGACTGTAGTCGATGTATGCTGTGCCATAAGCGAGGCTCAAAGGTGATTATCGCTTTTCTCGCGCATGGCATTAGAAAAAAAACTGCAAACCTGTTTTTATCACCCGCCTAATGGCGGGTTTTTTCTTATGACTCACGAAATTACCGCTGCAGATTGCACATGGGCCGAGCTTCATTTTTCTGATTTAGGTGAGGCTCGGGAACATTTGGACGATTTAATTCAGACTAGGAAGAGTTTAGAAAGTATGCGAAGACTTAAAGTTTTTGCAGTTTCTGACGTTCCAGGGGCTGACATTGATCGAATCGATCAGCAAATTAAAGTGCTAGAAGAGGAAGAATCGGAATTGTCCGAGTTAATTGCTGAATGCGCTTTAAATGACTTGTTTGATTAACAGTAAGATAACCCCGGACCGACCGGGGTTTTTTTATGTTTACGTTCCAATGATCAGGAGTTGTAGCAACGGACGTTAACGCCCTCCAGTTTGGCCCTGACCAGTTTGGATCGAATCCAGGCTAAGCGGCCTGAATGGCGCTTGCCGTCGCTGGTGGTTTTGAATGCGTGAATGGCCTCAAGGAGCAGTTCCATCTCATCGGGGCAGAGCCACTCGGTGTCGGGTTGCACTTGCGGTTTTTTCATTTCCTCTGTATTGTAATACAAGAGACGGGGGTCAGTGGGAATTCTCACTGAGAACCGCCTCCGTTCCAACCAACCTAACATCATGAAACATCGAACCTTGCTCAGTTTTTCACTTGAAAACGATCCTGTCGTCACCATTGAATTAGGTTGCATTACTGCAGCTGATGACTCTGGTGAATCGATCATTATTCACACCGGCCTAACTTGTTTGAATGCCGCAATTTTAGATTATGTGAAAACCTGTCAGCGTCCGTTCCAAGAACAATTAATTCAAGTCCTCACCGATCAAATCAGACCAAGCCAAATCGATGCAAACTGATTACCATGAAAAGGCACGACTTATTCGAGAAGAGTCAACCAGCATCATTGCTTCATTGCACGCAGAAGGTCTCAGCCGCAAGGAGATCACTGACATCCTGGTGGCTGACCATGGTGTTCCCCAGTCCTCTGCTTATCGTTTTTACTCTGTTTTTATCTCGCAGCAGGAAGAACCGTGGGACAATTCGCCACTTAACACCACAAGAACTAAGGCGATACAGGCTTTGGAGCGACTCCTAGAGGACGCGGAAAACCGCGACGACAAAACAGAGATCAAAGAAATTTCATCCATCATCCTCAAAGCTATCAAACGATGACTGACATCATCAGAATCGACACCATTGAGCCCCTGGATGACAATCCGGGGGTCATAGCGTTCCAACAACACCCAATCACCTACGAGGTGATCGCGTGGATTGACGACATGGTTCAGACTTCTCCGGCGATACTTAATCCGCCAGACATTGCTGAACCTGCACAGTTTGGTCCTGCAGAATGCAGGGCTGAATTCACACTAGAACCAGGAGAGCTTCGGCCTCCTGTTAACGCTCCAATGATGGAGATCATTCAGTATTTGGATGGTCTTGATCTCGACTGGCAACCTACCGGATTTAATTGATGGCATTAACTACACGAACAGAAGCCGAACGTTCCATCACACAGCTGTTGTGTCTGATCTTAGGGGGGAAGCATGCTAACGCTTCCTCTCACCTCTCTCAGAGCCTTCCAGAGCGCTTAGAGCTGTGCTTCAAGCTGGTTCAGCAGGAGATGAAGCAAGCCATCACCAATGGCGATCCAGAAGTCCTTGGTTCAGCCATGACAGCTGGGCAGCGCAAACTCACTAGCCTTCAATCCCTTAGCACTCTCAATAAGTTGATTGAGGAGTGTGAGTGGGATGCCTGAAAACCTTTCTAACTTTCAAACCATGTATCACTATTGTCCTGTTCAAGAATACGAGTGCGACAAGATTCAACGTGCTCTTGATATCCTTAAAGGTGTTATCGCCCGTGAGGATAAACGCCACATGATGGACGAACACCTTACCGCTTCAATGCGAAACCTTCTGGAGCATGAGGTCATCCCTCAGCTGGAAAATGAGCTTGACTACGATCCAACACCGCAAACCGCTTACGATTTCTTTCATTAAGCCCAGGGCCAACCTAACTCCACATCCTTCGACCATTCGTCCTCTTCCATAGGACGTTCCAAAACATACAATCTCAGCAGGCGTTTTATCTCTTCGAGATCGACGTCTGCTTTTTTTGCGCCTATCGCTACGTTGTAACGTAGGTGGTATAGATCATCCAGAATCTCGTCGATCAATCTAACGCTCCAAGATCAAGCATCGCCATATAGTTATCGAGCCGTTCTTGCCATCGACATTCGCAGCCTCTTATCTCAAGTTCGCTCAACATCCTAAGCTGGACATTACCGTTTGGCTTCGCTATTACTACCGCTCCAGCATCAACACGGATCCCAGCTCGCTCATGTAAAGCCAAGCTATAGGCACCAAGCTGGTCTTGATGATCCTTTAGCCATGCCTCAGGCTTGTCTGCCTCACGGCTACTGGTCTTAAAATCACAAATCGTCAAACCAAGTGGTGTGTCGATTAAGGCGTCTGCCGTTCCAGCAAACCCTGATGAATGGCTCACACTGAATTCTGATGCATGAATGGCCGTTACCGTTCCACTAACCAACCAATCTGATAAACCTCTGGCGTACTCACGGGCTGGCCATGCAACTTTCGGCGCTCCTTCCATCGACTTCTTAAGTGCCCAGGCGGTGATGGCTTTTGGAGCACGTGCCAAACCATCATCCCAAACCTTCCACGATCCTTTCTTGTTGGCACTCTGACGGGCCAGCTTTGCTGCGGTCTTGAGAACATATTCACAATGCTCGTGAGCAACGGTGCCACGGTCACAAGCAAGGTCACGCTCCAAATCACTGCCAGCTCGCTTCGACCAACGTTCCAGTGCATCCTTCTGTGACTGTGGGGCGGTGTGCTTCAGGATATGAGTGACTGAATGATAAATCTGTCCGTCTTGATCCCGATAGACCCTGAATGGGCCTGAGTTG